GATTCTGTGGCACCTGCGGAGAATCAGGTTGTGTCGGACAAAGTGGATCATGCTGCGGTGAATGCGGTGTGGCCTTCTGTAACGCCTGGCGATATATCCGAGGAAGCACCCTTCTAATGTCTGAGCGTATGCGGAAGATTCTTGAGGCTGGTGAGGACAACCGGCAGGCTGACATTGAGCTTGGCAGGCAGTTGGAGCGTGAACGAATTCTTGTGTTGTTGCAGTCGTTGATTAGCCTGATTGGGAAGGGCAGCTGATGGAATACTTTGGTCGGATCCTCGCATTTTCGATGGGGCTCAACTTTTTCCTGCTCGCCTACCAGGTGGATAATGTGACGGGCGTGTTCGGATGGATTTTCGGTGCCCTTCTCTGCCTGGCCGTGTTGATGTCGTTTATATCTCCTAAGCGATATTCTGGGAGGCGTGGAACTAACCTTTGATGTTGTGGGCCGGCCTGCACCACAGGGGTCGAAAAAGTCAATAGGCAATAATCGTTTCGTAGAAAGCTCCAAGTTTCTTCCGGCTTGGCGAAAAGATGTGCGCGTTGCTGCGGAGCACTCTGTGTTGGTGAACGGTTGGGTCAGAGTGTCGGGGCCGGTTGAGTTAGAAGTCATGTTCTATCTTGACCGGCCTTCTTCCGTGTCAACAGTGAAACGGCCTTACCCAATCGTGCCGCCGGATATTGACAAGTTGCTTCGGAGCGTGCAGGACTCGTTGACCGGGGTTGTGTATGAGGATGATGCGCAGGTGATTCGTGTTCTGGCGTGGAAGGTGTACGCGGACACGAGGGTTCCGGGGGCTTTCATCCGTGTCAACGAATTGTCACAATATGATAACGAGCCGTTTCAATCCTTCGATTTCCTAGATTTGCACCAATAAACTTCCAATCAACCTACGAAAGGAAGCACCAATGAGTGTTCAAGCAACATTGCAGAAGCAAGCAAGCAAGATTAGTGATGACCTGTTCGCGCCATATTATGAGGCGGCCCGACTGTTGCAGGATGAGAACCTGATTTGGGATAAGGACTTCGATGACATCCGTGTCCCGTTGGCGTTGTCGTTGCGCGAGTGCGCGTTGACCAGGAACCTAAACCCGTGGTTCTTAGAGGTCGCATATAAACTGATTGCGACTACTAGGGCTAATGCTTGAGGATTTGACTCCTCCGGTGCGCGTTTTTCCGTGCATGATTCGCACCGTGTTGGGGAACCTGAGCACCGATGACCAAAAGATTTTGCGTACTGCTCTCGCAGATCGTGATGCTTGGAGTCATCGGGCGCTGGGGAAAGCGTTGTCTGACCGTGGTATCCCGTTGGGGGAGAAGATTATTCGTGACCGTAGGGATCGTCCTTGCGATGACTGTATCTGTAGGGTGGACTAATGCTTGAAAATCTGGAACCAGCGGTGAAGGTGAAAGCTCCGAAAGACTTTCGACCAGGGTTGGAGTTTGACGGTAACGAAGGCACAGCCACCACCGGGGGCTTGTTGGAGGCACCTAACTTTGACGAGTTCCTGTTGGAGCGCGGCTACCCGCCTGACGAGTATGAGATTGTGGGCACACCACGGACTTCTCAGTGGCAGCGTTGGGATGGGGAGTGGCTGACGGCTTATCGTTTCCATTTCCGCAGGAAGGTGACAGACCTCGACCTGCCGACCTTGTACGCGCAGGCGAAGCGCACCACACCGAAGCCTCCGAAAAAATCCCGTAACACTCGCACGTATGTGATTTGTCCTGCTGACTTCCAGATTGGTAAAGGCGGCTCGAGGGGCGGACATGAGGAAAGTATCCAGCGCATCCACGCGAGCTATGCCCGCATTGAGGAGAAGCTGAAGGCCGGCAACTACGACCACATAGTCATCCTGGACATGGGGGACATTGTGGAAGGCGTGTCGAACAAGGCTGACATGGATCAGTTGATAACCAACACTCTGTCACCGATGCAACAAGTTGACCTAGCTTCGGCACTCATCTGGGATTTGATAAAGCTGGCCTGCAAGTATGCCTCGGTGACTTACGGTTCGGTTGCTTCCAACCATTGCCAGTTCCGTGTGAACAAGGCTGCGGTGGGTCGACCGGGCACTGATGACTGGGGGATTGTGATTCTGCAACAGATTCGCAGACTAGCCACCGAAGTAGGACTGCCGGTGGATCGTTGGCTTGTCCCGCAACCTCATGATGAAGGGTTCGCCTTTGACGTGTTCGGTGACGGCTCACACATTCTGGGTGCGATTCACGGCCACCAGGTTGCACGGCCTGACGGGTTCCAAGCGTTCTGGACTAAAGCCGTATTCAACGACACTTATTTGGCAGCTAGCACGTTGATGGTTAGCGGGCACTTCCACCACCATAGGGTTGAGCAGTTCTCGGGTGCGGAGGGTCGTGAGCGTTGGTGGGTGCAAGCGAGCACGATGGATAACGGTTCGGACTGGTACACGAGGATGTCGGGTGGTGGTGGGGATTCGACCACAGCTGTCACCTGTTTCGAGTTGGAGGCGGGCGTGCCGTTCCGTGGGCGGATTGACCTGCTGTGAAACCGTACTATCAGGATGACTTGGTGACTTTGTTCCACGGGGATTGCTTGGAGGTGACTGAGTGGCTGAGCGCCAATGTGCTTGTCACAGACCCGCCGTATGGTCAGGCGTATAAGTCAAACATGGATCGTGGTTCCCGCACTGAATGGCATGACGTTATCGCTGGTGACGCGACTACGGAAGTTCGTGATTCGGCACTCAGCATTTGGGGTAATGAGAAGGCGGCTCTTGTTTTTGGAACCTGGAAAACAGCCAAACCTAAACAAACGAAGCAGGTAGTTATTTGGGACAAGACGCCCTGTGGCTACATGGGGGATTTGGCAATTCCGTTTGGGAATGCTCACGAGGAGATTTATTGCTTGGGTAGAGATGGTTGGTCTATAGGTCGGGAGGCAAGCATTGTTCGAGCACAGATGCTTATGAGCGGGGATAAGAATAGACCTAACCATCCGACACCTAAACCCGTTGGCTTGATGGAGAAACTTGTTAGTAAGACTGTTGGAGTAATTGCCGACCCGTTCGCGGGCTCCGGTGCCACACTCATAGCAGCACGCAACCTGGGCAGGACAGCTATCGGCGTAGAGTTAGAGGAGAAGTATTGCGAACTCATCGCCACACGACTGTCGCAACAAGCGTTCGACTTAGAGGGATTGACAGCATGACCGATGAAAATCCCATTGACTTTGCGAAGATGATGGCATCAGAGCGGGCACACAACAGACCACCTATAGAGATCATCACACCAGCGTTCCGAGGTGTCGCACAAAACTTCTTCAGCCTGCCGTTGTACCTGTTCCTTGATTTGAAAGCAGCACAACACGACAAGACCGGTGACGAGTTACTCATCTTGTTCGATGCAGCCGAGCAAGCCTTCACCGAGCTGGACATGGAGAAACTAGAGGACTTGACGATCACACAGTTCATCGAGGTTATGCAGTCATGGGTTCACGCTTCGGGACACAATGAGTTTCAATAGTCCCTGCCTGAAATGTGGAATCCTGGTGCGCGGTTCTTCATACTGTGGGGGGTGTCGGCCTATACGGGTGGACTCCCCGGAACGACAGGCTAAGAAACGCGAGTTATATAACGCTGACTATAGGAAACGTAGGAAGCAAATAAAATCCCAAGCTACTCACTGCCACCTATGCGGTAAGGCGTTTGAGTTCGGGGATAGCGTAGAGGCAGACCACCTGATAGCAGGTCACCCGGACAGCCCTCTCGCACCAGCACATCGTGAATGCAACCGTAAACGAGGCAACAAGCCGTTACCCGCCTAGCCCCTGTACGGGTTAACTAGGGGTGGGGTAAATCATCAAACACGTTTCCATTGTCACCCGCCGCCCCAGCATTTCTTCTACATCCGCATTTCAGACCCTTTGGGGTTGGTAGGATTGAGGTTATGCCTAACCCTCCGAAACCGATTGAGCAGAAACGAATGCTTGGTAATCCGGGCAAGCGTGCGATGCCTAGCGATGAGAGCACGATCACGTTGTTTGCGGGTTCGCGTGAACCGTTGGCCCCGCTTGGTGAGGCTGGTCAGGCGTTGTGGGATTCGGTGT